TGCGAACATACCAATTTCTCCCGTGAGAAGCTGGGTGTTGTCCACATACTTGCGCGACTCGATCCAACCATTTACGCTGGTGTCTGACACGAGGTCATACTCCTGCGCAGGGTGGATGATGCAGCGGTACGTGCCGTCAGCGAACTGAGGAACGTTGCTGCCCTTAAGGCGAGCGACCATCTGCTTAACGAACGCGCCCGAAAGCACGCCCGCCGCAGCGACCGCGCTGTTCGCCGTGTTGGCGGTCAGCGTGGTTGCACCTGTAGCGCCGAAGACGGCGCTGGTCAGTGCGGAACCAAAGATCTCGTCTCGGACGAGGTGGTCCATTGAACGAACGGCCTTGTAAGCAACACGCTCAGCAGCAATGCTGATGAGGTCGTGTGGCGAGTCAAGGTTGGCGAGGTCAGAGACCGCAACCGTCGCGCCGTACTGCGCAGCGGTGAAGAACTCGGACGAAATCGTAAGAGCGTCATCCGTTGGGGCGACACCTTCCGAAAGAACCGTAGTGCTTACCGAGAGGTCAGCGTAGCGGGCGTAGCGAAGGGTATTCGTACCCTTGATGAAGCGAGCTGGGACATAAAGTCCTGGCATCGCGTGAACAGCACGTGCGCGCAGTTCCTCTTCAGCCCGTGCAGCAACAAGCTGCGTTCGTCGTGCTGGTAGTCGTGGTAGCCATTGTATGCTACTCCTTATCTATCAGCGAATGGATTCCCCAACGCCTTCAGCGCATCAGAGATGCTCTTAGAGTTGGGCTTTTCAGTTGGCGCGGCGGTTGCCCGTCGAGCATTGTTTGGATCCACTGGCGAAGGCTCCGACTCAACAGTTGCTGCGGAGGCAGCGGCGGCCTGCTTGACAAAGTTTTCCAAGGCTGCCGCCTTGCCAACTTCATCCAGTCCACCAGTGTCCTTCAGGAACTGATATGCGAGTGGGTATTCCCTTGCGAGACGCTCTTCCTTTGCAACCTGTTCAGCCGCAGCAGCCTTACCTTCAAGTTCCCGAATCTTGGCTTGCGCCTTCTCAAACTCGGTCATTGAGGCTTGCTCCTGTTCAGCCTTCCACTTTGCAAGCTCTTCCGCTTTGGACTTGAGTTCATCAAGTTCCTTCTTGGTTGCGGTGAGCGCCTGATCCTTGCCTGCTAGGCGCTTCTTCCAAGTGGTGACATCCGCCTCGTTCTCAGTGGGAACAGCAGCAACCTCTGGGGCTACTACCTCATCCGACTGCACTGGGGCGCTGTTCACGACTTCGTTGTCAGCCACAGCATTTCTCCTTTTTCTTCTATCCCCGACCCAATGTCAGGGTTATATATTTATGGGTTGCGAAGACTATCTGTCTTCTCTTTAATAAACTCAAGATTTGATTGGATAAAGTCACTAATGTTCTCATTGCTCTTAACGGCGGTATCAACACCCTGAAGGCCTTCCAGTGTTGTTCGGGCTTGACCAAGTGCGGTACCTCGACCAACCTGCGCCACAACCTCTGAGAAGGCTGGAGCAATTTCACCTGGGGTAAGCGGTGTCCCGCGAAGCCCTGGCTGAATAATTCCACGTCGCACCCACGCTGGCATTGAATAGCCAATCGTGTCTGGCGTAACTGGAAGCAGTGTGGTAAACAGCCACAGCACGGAATCATCCTTTGCTATCTGAGAAAGGACATCCTGATCGCTGTTAGCGCCATTCTCCATCCACTCAACAACTTTGGTGTACTGGTTGAAATAGTACCCAGGCCAGACTTGCCCCTTAAATCCAGGCGACAAGAACATAATCTTGAGCAGGGAAGGAATAGCCTTCTGCGTCATATAGGAATATGGGTAGAAGGCAAGGAATGGGTGGTTCATACTGCGCTCAAACCACGAGCGGGAGCTGGAGAAGTACTGCGCCTTATCTGCGGCTCGGCTTGCCTTTAGCAGCGTCACCTCGTAGGCGCCGATGGTCGCCGCAACAATGTTCTCCGCCTGATCCTTAGAAAGACCACCAGCAATCAACTCGTCAATGGACAAGCGCCGTGCGACCTTGCCTGTCTTCTCAACGTGCCGTGCAAAGAGGATTGGGTCTGAATGAATGAGGTATTCGTTGAGCAGCAATTGTAGCACCTCTTCGGCATTCGTTGTGCCAAAGTGTTCTGCCAACTTGCTCAATGCCCCAGGAGCGTTCTTCTCAAGAACATCAAGGAACTCCCTGTTCGCAAACTGGTCTGCGGTCATATCTCGCGCAACTTCCTTTGTGTCCTTCACGCCCTGGATGGAGAACCACTTGCGGACTCGATCCGAAACCCTCTTGCGAAGGGTTGTGGACTCAAGCACTGTTGAGGTTGTTGCGCGGGTAGAACGCTCAGACATCTGCTGAACAGCATCGTTAATCTCTCGGTTCACGTTTCGTGGATCTAGAGCTGCGCGACGTGCAACAGCACCTCGTGCCTCGCCTGTAATCTCCTCAGTAACGTCTGCTCGGATTCGATGCACAACCCTTTGGATCTGTGTCTCGGCCCGCTCAAGGAGCAAGTTGAAGTACGGGTTCAGTTTACCGAACCTCACCTCTGGGTAGAGAATGTCTGTCAGAACTGTGATCTCTGGGGCAATCGCTTTAACGCGACCAGTGAAGCCAGAAGTCAATCCGCTGACTGACCAGTCCCCAGCAGCGGCGGAGAAGATCTCCTTAATAGGATCTGTCCCCGCGTCCCTAAGGCGACCGTAGTCCTTGTCCATAATCCTATCAAAGATCTCGTTGACCTGTGAGCGAACAACGAACAGACCCTGAAGTCGACCGCCACCAAGTTCCTGATCTACGCCGCGACGAGCGGCAACGTTGTTGACCTCAACAAAGATCTGACGTGCCTTGTTAACGGAGATGCCAGTCTTCTGAACCATTGAGGTGACGAAGCGTTCCGCAATATTATTCTTGACAATCTCTGGTCCGTAAGGTCGGGACAACTTGTCCCAGATTGCGCCAAGTTTTGTCGGGCGCAACTTCTCTGAAACCAAGGCATTGTCAAGACCATCAATCGCGTTCAAATCTAGAGTGTCCGAGAACGGCATAAGCACGCTGTCTACCGTCTCACGACCATAGTGATCCGTGACGACAGAGGTCACGTCAATGAGGTCGTCCTCTGGGGCGATGCCGAGTCGGTAGCCAAGTTTCTCCAACTCCTTCTCAACCTCAAGCACCTGTCGGATTGCTGGGTCTTTTGCTGCCCGCGCAACGAGGACGGCCCGCTCCTTTACGCCAATCTCCTGAACGGTAAGATTGACGCTCTTATCTAGGTATGAGCGAATCTCGGAGTAGGTATACTTCCCTCGCGCAAACCTCTTGCCGAAGTCGTCAAAGGAACTGACCAGTCTGTCCGCCTCTGCCTTCAATTGACTCTTCACCGTGGCTGCAAGTTCGTCGTCGCCATCCTTGACCGCCTGCTTGAGTTTGGCTTCAAGCGCATCAAAGATCTCAATTGATTCATTGCTCTGCGCTCGCGTAATGCTGCGCGTAGAGAGCATCGTCAACTTGCCAAGGTCAACTTCTCGCGTGACAGTCTTTCCTGCCTTCTCTGTGGTAATCGTAATGGTCTTACCAGCCAGAGCGTTTCGTAAAACCGCAAGTTTCTGCATTGCCTGTCCGTTTGCCGCACCGCGAGCAATTGTAAGCACGTCTGCAAGTGCCGAGATGTCACCAGCAAGTCGATCAAACTCTCCAACAGCAACTTTCTGGGCATCCTCAAGACGCATACCAAAGCCTGCTACGAGGTCCTCTGTCAACTCCCTAATTCCCTGCTCCCGATTGGAGGCTGCTGGGATGCGGTTGTCCTTGTCCTGTCGCAGCACGCGGATTGCCTCCTCTGAAGCAAGTCGTGAGTCAAGATCTTGTCGGAACCCTGCGCTTGCCTTAATAAGGTCCTTGTCCTTGCGGATTCTGGCATTGGCTGCAAGTTTTTCAATTTTATCTCGAACATCCGTAACTTCCTTGTATCGGCGCAGTTCGTCGGCTCGGACTCCTGGGTTTGCCTCAAGGAAGTCCATCAACTTGTTTAGTTCATCATCTTTGAGACCGTGCTGCTTTAGCAACGTCTGGATGTCTACATCGCCAGCGGATTGAGCAAGGATTTCCGCCCGTGTCTTACCCTGGGAGAATCCGTCAATTGAGTGACCGATGAACCTATCAGCAAAGTCTCCACCATTGGAGCGGCTGATTGTGGCCCGAAGCATAATTGCGCCAGACTTGATTGCGTTGGCAAAGGTTCGAGCATAAGAGGTAAGACCGCGATCAACGACCTCTTTACCAGAGACCTTAATGATCGTATCAAGGAATGGGTTTACTGCGGCAACTGACACAACGCGAGTCCAGCCAGTCGCAGCCTCTTTGGCAATCGTAGAAGAGTACCTCTTGGTAAAGTTAGACAACTTGCCAAGGGTCTGTGAGTAGATCTTTCCCATCCAGTCGTACTTATTGAGGAAGGCAAGTTCATCGGCGTACTTGGCGGCAAGGGCGAGATCCCCTGTCGCACGCGCTGCCTTCTCTAACCCAACAAAAACGTCTGTTCCAATTGCTGCAAACTTGGCAGCCTGTGCAGATGCGGATACCGCCTTGCCCACTCCTGGAAGTACAAGGTTCATTGGGTCAAGGAGAAGCGACCAAAGGAAGTTTGCCGCACCGTTCTGGCTAAAGCCAGCATTGCTTGCTGCAAGCTGCTCCGCCGCATCCTCAAGGGTTGCGCCAGCAGACATCGCGTCTAGGGCCGCCTGCGGGGCCTCACCAAAGATGCTGACAATGAAGTCCTTCTGGTTGTTCTTTGTGCTGAGGATACGCGCTCGACCAACAGCACGCTCTGTCTCAATTCCAGCATAAGTGAGAGCCTCAAAGGCTGGCTTGACCGTAACGCTGCCGATGTTCTCAAGCGCACCGACCGCAGCCTGTGCAAGGTTCTGGTCTCCTACTCGGATACCCTCTGCCCCCTTGACCACCTGACCAATCGTCGCATCGGCAATTCCACCGACTAGACCAATGATCGGCTTGGCTACTGCGCCAACAACTGGTAGGTTCTCTGCGATAGAAACCAATCCCTTGCCCATACCAATAAATCCAGCGTTAAAGTTTCCAATGGACTGCTGGATGGTTGTACTTGGGTCGGTGATACTGACCTGAATCTTTCCAGCGCCAATGACTTGGCTCTGGTTTGCCTGCTTGATTCCCTTGTTGTAGCTAGCAGCACCAGAAGAAACCCCGCTCCCTGGCTTGATTGGGTCAAATGCGCTTGGCATTACTTCATATTCCTTTCGCCAGCCCTAAAGTCAATAGCAGATTGTGTTAACTGCTCAGGCGTAAATACTGTTCGTGCAGTCTTTGGTCGAGGACGAGGTGCTACTGAGATTGGCGGAGGCGGCGGCATTACTGGGGTCACCGTTGCCTGAAGCGAAAGATATGGGGACAACCCAGTCGGCTGACTTGTCGGCTTAGGAATATTCCGAAAGAATGTTTCCGTCTGCATATATGGATATTGATATGGCTTCCTTGATTCCTGAGTTACCTTTGCCGAACGAGCTGCCTTCTGCTCTGGGGTAAGAATCTTTTCCCTAGCGATAGAGATCTCACTTTCAAGATTTGGAGCAAACAAACCTGTACCCTGTACAGCCTGCGCTCCAATTCCAAGGATTGGTCCGATAATAGGAATCATACCAGCGGCAGTTCCGAGTAGTGAATCAGTAAACGATCTTTCTTTTTCTGGTAGATTTGCAAACTCTGGCTTCAATTGAGGAATGCCGTTTATCGTTGTAATCTTGTCGGCGTTGTCCACAAAGAACTTGTATCCCTCAGCCTTGGCGGTATCCCCAAGAAGGTTGGCAATTTCCAACTTGCCTTCAAAGGTTTCACCCCTTGGGCTTTTTGCAATCTTATCTGCCTTTAGTTCATTTGAAAGCGCAATGATTGGACCAGAAGAAACATTGTTTCGGTCAGACTCAAACAGCGTCTCCTGACCAAGTCCACCCTTTGCCTGATCGTATGCAATAGCCGCAGCATCAAGATATGCTGGGTCATAACCTATTGAGTTTGGGTCCTCTCCAGCACGAATGAGCGCACGGCGCTCTTCTGGGTCTTGTGGGTTAAACGGCAACTTGTTTCTAGTAACTAACTTATCAATGTTATATGTGGGAGCAACTTCACCTTGCACACCAAGGCCATCTTGTCCAGTGACAAATCCATCACCGCTTCGCTCAATGGTTGGCGCTGGAATCTCAAAGCCATCGGTGTCAATGACCTTAATAACATTTCCAGGCATTTCATATCGATAAGCAACAACGGCTCCGTTCTTGTCCTCAATCGGAACGCCACGAACAGAGACAGTCCTACCAATGACTTTTCCGCCAACGTTAATCATCTCAACGTACTGATACGAACCCTTTGACAGACCAGCGGCCTGGACTCCTTCGTAGGTGTAGGAGTTTGTTGCCTTGTCATACACAAGCACAGCGGCTCCAGAAGATAGCGCAGCACTTTCCTCATCGTTGCTAGTAAAGTTTACCCAGTCCTCATCAACCCTACTATCAAGGGTTCCGCTAATTGTCTGTGTCCCTGGGGAGGAATTTCCAAATGCTGCATCTACCTCTGCAAGATACAGGGATACCTGACCTTCAGTAGCCCACTGAGTTGGAGCAGATCCATAAATAGATTCCTCTAGGTATAGACCAGTTTTTGCAGTGGCGAGATACTTTTTCCACTCATTGTTGTAGAAGGAAAGAAGTTGCTTGTCGCCTGCGGCTGCGGTCTTGTCTGCAATCCACTTGCTTGATGCAAGTGTGAACTCATCAAGGCTTGAAAGGCTGCCGTTGGTCCTGTTTGCTCCAGTCCACTTATCAACATCCTTGCCAGAAATCTGGGCTTCGTAAAGTCCAACCCGAAGATTCTTGTCAAGCCACGCCCTACCATCGTCACCGCTTTCAATGCCGAGCTTAGCAAGGATTGGATTGGTGTATCCTGGATTGTCATCCATAAATTCAAAGAGTGCGGCAAAGACTTGTGGCTGCTCTGCCATTCTATCTAGCACATCGGTATCGTTGCTTCCAGTTAGAATATCGGTTACATTCCCCTTGATCTCAAATCCTAGTTGGGCGGAAGCAGATACGAATAGGTCGTTAAGATCCCCCGCAAGTCTTGAAAGCTTCTTCTCTGAACCGCGACCACTTCCACCAGACTGATTAGATACCGTTGCTCCAATGCTGGTATACAGGTCGCTGTCCTTTGAGACTCCAGATCGCAAGACCCTATTTGCAAATGACTTTCCCCACGCGGCAAACTGTGCTGCGGTAGCGGTCCCAGCGGTTACTCGATTTGACCACTTCCTTGACTCCGCTGTCCACTCGTACTGAAGCGCGTCATAGATTGCGGTTTCATAGCCATCTGAACCTGGCTCAAGGGCGGCAAGGCCTTCCAGCGTAATGCGCTGGTATTCCTTTGCTGTAATCTCTCCACGAACAAGGGACTCGCCCTGGAAGCGAATGTATGCGCTTGTTGCTTCGTCAAGACCAGAAACATAGGAATCAAGATCTTCCTGATTAGTAGACGTTGTTGCCCTGTTCTCAAGGAAGTCAATAAGTTCCTTGTAGTTTTCTCCCTTGCTCTGGTTAAAGTCTGCGATTAGTTCGTTATAGGTACGCTTAATATCGTAGTTGTTTACGCTATTCTTCTTCTGGAAGATTTCTTCGTATTCGTTTGTTCCCTGTACCGCTCCAATCAGAGATGCGGCGTTGTTATAGAACGCCATAATATCGTCAATTGTTGGAACAGATCCATTATAAGGAATTTGCGAGTAATAGGCATCAAGAATAAGTCTTTCCTCAGCCTCTCGCTGCTGACGGATCAGCGCCGCAATCGTCGCGGATAGGTTTGATGATCCTGTTTCAGATCGACCGAATCGTCCTCGTCGTGCCATTATGCTTGTACCTCATCAGTTCCTGCTGGAATTGGTAGGAGGTTCTCTTCTCCTGGAAGCGGAGCGTTTGCAGCACTAGCCTCTGGCGGCAACTGTGCCTGATTCTCTGGCTGGTTCATAGACTGGTCTCCAGGTACTGGTGAAGTCAGCGTTCGCTGGGCGTTCTGCGCCTGCTGCTGCGTCATCATCATCTGCTGCTCCATTGCAGCCTGTGACGCCTGCTGCTGACCTTGCTGCATCTGCTGCATCTGCCCAATGACCTGTGTCATCGTGGCAACTGCGGCTGGGTTGAGTGTGGCGTCGGTCTGCTCATCACGGATGAGTTCCTTCTCGCCCATTGGGTCTTCCACGCCAACGCGGTCCATCGCACGCTCAGCCGACCAGAGTCGGTTCTGTACGAGGTTAATCGCGGTGCTGGCAAGTTCCAGCGTGTCTCGTGGGGTAAGTTCTGGAGCAACGATCTCAATGCGGTATTCGCCAGCAATGAGGGACTTAACGCCAGGGTCCTTTGCCTCCCAGATGCGAGCGCACATCTCCCACACCTTCTTCAACCAGGCGTAGTACACCTTGCGCTTTGGTGCGAGTCGTGACTCGTAGTTAGCAATAAGTGCCGCGATGGCACGGGATGGGATGATCCAAGTACCTGTGCTGGAGCAAGTCCGAGCAGCAGGTCATTGAGGCCAGTTGCAACGGTCAACTCTCGGTCGATCCGTGCAACGTATGCCTCAATCTGGAACTGAGGAATGAATGGCTGAATGGCACGAAGTTCGTTGCCAGGTCCAGGGGTTGCCACACGACCAGGCTTTGGCAGCGCGTTCGGTGGTACCTCATCAGGAGCCTCAGCACCGACCAACTGCCACATCTGTCCGCCCACGATGGACTGGATCATCTGCGCCATTGCGGTGATGCGCTCGTCCTTCTCGCGGAGGAGCTGCTCTGGGTCATAGAGCGCAGGCTTGCCGTATGGGCTGCCTGGGATCTTGCCGTTTGGAAGGTGGATGTAAGGGATCTGTCCGCCGTACTCTGGATGCGCTTCGTTCTTAACGAGCGTGTTCCCCACGTAGATGGCGTTGTACACAAGCGGAGCCTTTCCGACACCCTTTGGTACCTTGTACCAGTAGTCGTAGACCTCCACCTGCATCTGCTCGTAGGCAGTCTCTCGGCGGAGCGGGTTGCGCTCAAAGGCGTTCGCCCACACGTTGCCGATTGGGTCAGCGTGGCTTCCACGGCTCGTGTAAGGGAACCACTTCTCGCCCTGCTTCACAGGGATTACGTCAACGCCGTAGTCCTCCTGGATGGACTGTGGGGACATCCCGTAGGTGTAGAGCGCCCAGTCTAGGCGGTTGTAGTCGCTGTTGCCGAAGCCAAGGTAGAGGTTCTCAGGGCGCTCGATGATAGAGATCTTCGGTACGCGCTCAATCGGATCCCAATAGATCTTGGCAGCCGTGTGTCCGTAGAGTTCCTTGAGCAGCGCAGCTTGCTCCATCTGGAGGTCCATCTCGTTGGATTCCCACCAACGGAAGAACAACTGCTCACGGTAGGATGCAGCGATGCGGTCTTCCTTGGTGGAGCCAGTTGGGACGTAGTTGATGACTGGTCGTACCGCTTGAATGGCGGCTGGGATCTGGACGTAGGCGTGGTGGATGTTGACGGAGACGTGGGCGCGGCCAGCGAGGCGTGCGCTTGGGTCTTCTGACCAGTGGTCTGCACCACCGAGCGTCATCGTCTCTGGGTGGTATAGGTTGTCCATTCGGCGGAACAACGCCTTCAGGCGGTTCTGCTCTGGATCGACCAACTGCTTGCGACCGAGAATCTCCTGAAGGAGCGTGTAGTCGTCGCTGTTCTTCGGATCAAGTTCCTGCGCCACAAGCGAGGACTCAAGCATCTTGAGTGAGGCTGCCTCTGATGGAGACAACTTATCAACATTTGGCTGAATCCGAATTGTACCCTTTGCGCCGAGTAGGCCAGCACCGAACGCCCCTGGCGCACGCTTGCTTCGGTCAGCAGAGATGTTGGATCGGAAGTTGATGTTCCCACGACCAGAGATTGAGAGATTCGGAGTTCCTGCTGGTGCAGACTGGATTTCGCCGCCAGAGACATTCATCTTTGTTGGCGCGGTGGCAATTGGCCTTCCCTTGGCAACAGGGGTTAGAACACGCTTTCCCTGACGGATTTGCTTTGCCTTGTCAAGGGCTTTCGTACCTTAGCCATCAATCACTTGCTCCAAAATAGGTGAAGGTCGGATTCTCTACGCCCTTCTCAGGATTCCGCAGCGCGTGTCGCACTGCGATTGCCAATGCCATTACTGCATCTTGCTCTAGCTTCTTGTCGTCCAACTTGTAGATGAGGAGTTGTCTCTTGAGTTCATCCCAAGGACCGCCCATCGGAAGTTCAATCTGACCCTTGTCGATTACTGCCTTAAGGTCGTTGAGGAGTTCCACCTTCTTCGCCTTCGTCCCTCCGAAGTCAAACCCTCGGAGCGGGCGGATCATTGAGAACTCCTGCTGGAAGAGCCTGCCTCCGAGACCAGTAGAGTCTACGATGGTGGTGCAGAAGGCTCCGTCCTGACTGTAGAGAAGATGTCCCTCGCGGACCATATTCACTACCGCAGAGATGCTCTGCTTCCCGCCGCGCTTCCTAATGCGAACACCACGAATCTTGGTGCGGCTGGTGATGTCTAGCGTGATGGCCCACGTTGCATCGTGCGAGATGCCTGGGTCTACGCCTTGGATGTATCGGTGGTTCTTCTCTGGCTTCACGTCGTCATCAAGCGTCTTGTAGCACGCAAGGATTGACTGGCTCCAAAAGAATGCATCACGGGCTTCAATGAAGTATCCGTCAATGTTCTGTGGAATAAGATATTCGGCTTGCTGGCGAACAACGTCATCAAAGTTGTTCTGCGTCAGTCCGTAGCCAATGTTGTCGCGGGT